CAGCATACGTGGACTAGGTTTAGATCATGTGGTCATAGATGAAGCCGCAGACGTAAGCAGATTAGATGAAACATGGAATGCAGTACTGAGACCAACACTATCAGACAGAGATGGTTCTGCACTTATAATAAGTTCACCTAAAGGCAGAGGTTATCTGTATGACTTGTATCAAAACGAACAACGTTTACCAGATTGGAAATCATGGCAGTACACAACTGTACAAGGTGGCAATGTTAGTGCTGAAGAAATAGCAACTGCCAAAGAACAACTAGATGAACGCACATTCAAACAAGAATACTTGGCACAATGGGTAGACTATTCAGGACTTATATACTATGCATTTGGAGATCACAACATAGTACAACGTGAGGATCTGTTAGAAGTAGGCACAATACTACACATAGGCATAGACTTTAACATAGATCCAGGATGTGCTGTTATAGCCGTAAAGACACGTTATGGTTTGCACATCATAGATGAACTAGAAATATATGGCACTAACACACAAGAGATGTGTACAGAGATACAACGCAAGTACAAGAATAGACGTGCTATTGCATACCCAGATGCCTCAGGTGCACAACGTAGAACTAGTGCAGGAGGCATAACGGATCATATAATACTCAGTAACGCAGGCTTTCAACTTAAAGTAGGCGCAGTCAATCCTGCAGTAAAAGACCGTATAGCGGCAGTAAATAGTATACTAAAGAAAGATAATTGTAGGTTGACAATTGATCCAAAGTGTGTTAAAGTAATAAACGGACTGTCTAAACATGTGTACAAAGAAGGCACAAGACAGCCAGAAAAAGCCTCAGGATTGGATCATTTTAATGACGCATTAGGATATATGGTTAACCATTTGTTTCCTATAAATGCTAAGCCTCAAACAAATCACCTTGCAGGAGTGCATGGTAAAGTGAGAAGATCAATATGAAAACAAAAACACTAACAGTTATAAAATGTTTTGTAGAAGAACCAAGTGATGCTCCACATGTTATGGAGTTCGTTGGTGAAACAATAAACGAATGTTTGACTGTATGTAACGTATATGTAGAGAACTGTGAACCTGGTACCACAGTACACTATCATTCACATGAAGTAGTATCAGAAGTAGATTACAACAAAAAAATAGGAGAATCAAGAAGATGAAAATACCAGATTATTGGAAATCAGAAAGCACACACAAAACAGACCCGCTAAACACACTTAGTCTTATGGGCGTAAGTCTTATGTGGGGTCATATGTTAGACCTTATATCATTGTGGTTTTTACCGTTAACTATAATTACTCTGTTAGCCGCATATGGTTCAGAGATCAATAAGAGAAATAATCATGTCTAAAAATAACACACCAAGAGCCGGCTTTGAAAAGAGTGTAGAAAAGAAATCACACAACAAAGATACACATCCAGAAAAAGGTACTAGGCGTTATGCACAAAATGAAAAGATAATCAATGAGAATCCTGTGTTAAAACAAGCCAGAGATATCGCTGAAGGATTAGAGAAGCCAGCCAGTTCATATGGTTTGCCAAGTGGATTGTCACGTAGAAACACAGGTGCTGGTTCACAAGGACAATGGCACGGTGGTAAAGGTTCTGCACCAAGAGCCGGTACATATTCACAAGAATACAAAGATAATTTTGATAGAATATTTGGACACGGCAAGTACAGCAAAGACAAGTAATGGCTCAAGACTATTCAATATACACAAATTACGACAACAGACACCGTACTGTTAAGTTGTTTACTGATCTTGACAGCACAGAACAAGCATTTCACAAGTTAGCAGATACAATACAATGGCGTGTGTATTGTACTGCTGTAGAGTACTGTAAACAAGCAGATGCACTGGAAGATAGTGTAAACAGCAACAACTGGCCTCCAATAAAATTAAGAAAAACGCCAAAGTAGATAAATATACTTGTTATAACACGATTATTCAACTATAGGAATATATATGGCCGCACCCTTTAATTATTACGATTATATCACCGGTTCCCATGAACTCTATCAACGATACGCAGACGACTGGAGATTAGCAGTAAGATCTTATTGGGGTGGAGTTGAATACAGAGATGCACAATATCTTAGATCATACGCAATTGATCAAAGTACAGCCTCTGATGTAATCAAAACATACGATCAAGAAGACGGAGTCGTTACGGGTAGTTATACTACTGAAGTAAGACCTGTACAAACGCAACAAGAAGCAGATACTGGCAACTCCAGTTATGTTGGTTCTTTTTACAACGAGAAGTTAAACAACGTGCCTGTGTTACCATACACAAGGTTATACGTTAATGAATACAATGCAATATTGTTTAGAAGCCCTCCAGTTAGGAACTTGCCTGATGAAGCAGACATAAAGCAGTTCATACACAACTGTGATGGCGAAGGTAACTCACTAAATGAGTTCATGAGCATGGTAGACACTTATTCAACAGTATATGGTGTTGTTTGGGTAAGTTGTCTTAAATTGGCAGGTGCAGATTATCCACGTTGGAGAATGCATAGCCCACTAGACGTGCTGAATTGGAAATACGGTTATGATGCAAATGGCGACTTAAAATTAAAAAGCATATTGTTAAGAATAAGCACAGAGCCAGATGTACAAATATTGCAACACATAACAGAAGACACAATAGAAACAATCTTCATGCCGCTAACTGAAGAGGATATAGATGTACCAGAAGGTGCAGAATTTATAATCAATCCGGATCAGGAAGAAGAAGATAAAGGATTTTACAGAACAACGCAAGTGAATCCACTTGGTTACCCACCTGTAAGTCCCATATATCAAAGCAATAAGATCTATAACGGCATAGGTCATACACCAGTGTTTGATATCGCACAAATCCAACGTTCAATATACGGAGACTATGGAGAGATATACTCGAGTATCTCATACGGTGCACATCCGGTGACCGTTGTTGATGAAACAACATTGACACAAAATGATTTCAATGTTGGTGCTGAGCCTGGATCTGTAATAAATGTACAGAACAGTCTTAATGGGCAACCTAATTATGTTTTTGAATTTGTAGCACCACCTCTTGATAGTATCAAAGAGTTGCGTGAACTTATAGATCAAAAAATTAGTAAAATGAATGAGATAGCAATGATACGTTCAGAAGAACTAATCAAAGCATCAAGATCAGGCGTACAGTTAGAAATGTATGACAGCAAGTTAGAAGCAATGATCAGAAAGAAAGCAGTCTCATTGGAAAACGCAGAAGCCAACGTGTTATGGCCTATGTGGTTTGACTGGCAAGGACTTGCTATGCCAGAAGACTTAACAGTCAGTTATAACAGATTATACAACCAAAAAGGTTTAGAAAACGAATTAAATGAACTGGACAAATTGTTACTCACATATGAAAGATTTGAAAAAGTATTTGGTCCAGATAACTATGAAGATGAACCACAGTCATTTGCTACGCCAGAAGAAGCAGAAGCAATGGCACAAGCATTAGGTGGTACAGGCATACATAGTCATGAAGAAGAAGGCATTACTATATACATGCCATTCGAAACACATGAAGAATATACACTAAGAGTGGAGATGATGAAGGCACAAGATGCTGACTTCGGTCCAGGCTTAAAAGAAAAGATTCAAGAACGTTTAACACAATTAGTTGAAGGTTCTTACACGAACAATAGCCTTTAGTTAGGAGATTGAGAAAGGAGGAGTACCCACAAAGTGTGCTCGTAAATATTACGCTCACTCAAGCGATAAAAAGGAGATATTATGGAAGCAGATTCCAATAACACAGTAGAACATACTGAACAAAATGTTCCGGTAACAGATTCCGTAGAAAACGTTGATAATAATATTGAAACGGTTAAACAATCTGATAAAAATACAACGCCAGTAGTTGAACAAAGAGATGGTAAGTTGTTTGTTGACGGTACTCGTGTTTATACACGTGATGACGTAAACAAAATAGGCGCAAATGCTAAAAGAGAAGTTGAGTCAAGATTAATTCAAGACTTAAACGTTGATAGCATTGATAGTGTTAAAGGTGTTGTTAAAGCACTTCAAGAAAGTAGCCCTAGCGAAGAAGGCTCATCACTAAACGTTGAATCGTTAAGAGATGCAGTTAAGAAACGTGAAGCAACTGTAGAAGAACTTAAACATCAAGTTAACAGCCTTAAAACAGACTTATTGTTAAAGGACCATATGGGTAATTTGCACAATGCTATGCCTGGTAATTGGTCACCAGAACAGAAGTCAGCAGTAGTCAAATTGATGAAAGCAGACAATATGTTAGCAGTAGAAGGTGATACATTCGCTATAAGAAGCGGAGACAGTTACCTAACTGTAGATGGTGAAACACCAGATTACAAGAGTGCAGTAGAAATGGTTGGCAAAAACCTAGGTCTAAATTTTGGAAAACAAGGTGTTGAAGTGCCATTAGGTGAGACAGTAAGCAGTCAAGAGAGTAAGCAAAGTGCTAAGCCTGTTGATCAACAACGTGTCAAATCCGATCCGGCATACAGAGAGGCGTATTTAGACTTACGTCTTAATCGTAAGGGATCAGTTAGTTCCGGTGAAGTCACAGATAATATGATTAAAACCAGGGCTAGTGAGATCGCTAAGAAAAAACAGGCTAGAGTATAATATACACTAGCATAACAATAAATTGTCAAAATAATAGGAGACAACTATGACAACTTCAACAAACGTTGCTCAGTTATACACAGACTTAGTTGCGGATCTAGTACCATTTTTCATGAATGCTACTCTGCTTCCTAACTCAGAATTGGTGCGTAACTCAATCAACATGGTTGGTGAGACAGGATCTACAGTTAGATTCCCAATTACTAACAGTTATACAAATGCCTCAAACGTGGCAGAAGGTGGACCAATCGGTAGCTCATCGAACTTCATTCCTACAAACGTAGACATCGCTTTGCAAAAAAGAGGTGTTGGATCAGACGTAACACTAGAAGCACTAAGCGATGGTGGATACGACTTAGTCTACAGATCAACTCTACAAAGACTTGGTGGTGGACTTGCACAAGCAACTGACATTGCTGGTTTCTTAGTAGCGGCTACAGCCTTTACTACAGAAGTTGGTACAGCCTCAAGTATTAACACTTCAACTAACAACGTAATCATGTCACCAGACGCATTAGGTTACGCAGTTAAAGACGAAGGCCCAATGGTAGAAACATGGTACGACGTGAACACTCAGACTCATCAGTTCAGAGGTTCAATCAGAGACGGTTATGCGGCTATCAAACCTGCTTTCGGTGTTAGAATGACTGGCTTAAATGCAGTAGGTTCAAACATCAGTACAATTGGTTTTGATATTTCAAACGTTGCACTAGCAACAAGTACTCTAAGAGTACAAAATGCACCAACATTAGACAATGGTAACTACATTGCTGTAATTGACCCAGCGGCAGAATTTGCAATCAACGAACAGGTTGCACTAGCAGGTGGATCAGCGGCTATTGGATCATTATCTGATATCGGTAACCAAGCATTTTACGATGGACTAGTAGGACAAGCAGTTGGATGTGCCTTCTTTAGAAGTAACAACCTTCCAAGTGCTGACTTAACTTAATTTTAGGATAATATTATGGCATTTGTAACAGACGGCTCAGGAAATGTAACATCATACGCAGAATTTACTGACGTGTTGCAAAAGGATCAACGACTATTAGAAGCAAACGTTATCAAAATACCAGCAGAGTCTGGTTTTGTTGACACTACAGATTTTGTAGAAGACATGCTTACTAAAAGTACAGATCGCATAAACATCAAATTAAAAGCAAGTTCTTGGTATCAAGGATATTTGGCTTACACAGGAACATCAGTGTCGAATCCGGCACTGATGCCCGACTTTAATCCAAACAGAATCCTCAAAAGAAAACAAGAATTTACTGATCTTTGTGTGTTTTACTGCTTTTATTACTATCTCTTGCCACTTGTTGCAGACTTTTCCGGAGCGGAAGAGGATTCAGCAGAAGTGCAAAAGATAAAGTACTATGAAGACAAGTTCCAAGGTTTGTTTAACGAACTGATAGCACTTGCAGATTGGTACGATGCAGATGGCGATGGTACAGTAGAAGATTCTGAAAAAGTCTGGAGTAACCAGACTGTAAGACGTAGTAGGCGTAGAAGTACAGTAGTTAGAGTTAATTAATGAGTATCCGAACAACTTTACTACAACAACTAAATCAACCATTAAATTTTGGCGGTGTTGTTTCTAACGATTATAATGTAGAAGTCAACGAAATACCGTGGAATGCTAGTGGTGAACCTCTTTATAGAAAGAACTTAGGTGTTGTATATTTAGATGAAGAAGAAATCTCAAAGACTCAACTCTATCGTACTCTTGACCAAGGTGATGTTTTTCAAACAGACACTTTGGTAACAGCATACATGTCTGAAGATGCTAAAAATATTAAGGCAGAAAACCCAACCGTTGTAACTAATCTAATCAATGTATTAGGTGTAATAAACACATTTAATGGTTTCAACGTTCAAGAATCAAATTTGGTTCAAGAACAAGAAGTTGATGGTGACGTTATAACATATACTTTCGAGTATACATTTACAACCATATAGGAGAAATACAATGGCAGTAATTAATGTAACCCCGGGTACCGAATGCATCCTAACACTAGGAAATACAGCACCTTTGGCAGTACCGGCAGTGAGTGGTGGAATGGTTATTCCACTTTTGCAAGACGTAACAGTCAATGCATCACCAGGTATTGTAAGGTATTCAACATTAGATAGTTCTTCAAGTTCCGCATTTACAACAGTAAATGAGAACTCTATATCCGTTAACATGTTGTTAGACGAACAAACATTCTTCGGATTAGACGCGGCAGGAGGAACCAACAAGATTGCTGATGATGGCTTATTCCAAGCATCAGTAGACAAAACAGAGGTCTTTTTCTCTGTTGCTTTCCAAGGAAGCGATACTGGAGATCATATTATCTCAGGTAAAGGTTTCATAAGTGGATTGGCCCCAACTGCATCTATGGATGCGGCTGTTTGGCTAACACCAATGGAAATTGTTGTTAATGGTGAATTAACTAAGTCAACTGCGGCTTAATAGGTAACCCAAACATATATGACTCCCTCAAATGGGGGAGTCGTATTTTAAGGATAAAGATATGAACACAAAATTTTTAAGATTATTTGTTGACGGTAAGTGGACAGGTAACGAAGACAGAAGCATTATGGTAGATGGCGAATGTCATAACCTTGATGAATATGCAAAAGAACATGGTATTGAACTACCAGATTCAAAGCATTCTAAAAAACATAAAGATGTAAAGAAAGAGGTAAATATACATGCAGATATGGGAAACAAAGACCATTCCGGAGATCATAAAGTCGATGGAGAAAGAGATAGCGAAGGCTCAGAATGAACTTCGTTGTGCTAATGGCGATTTGTCAAAAGCACAAAATAGGATAGCATTTTGTTTAAGTGCTATTCATCATTTAAACAATAGAGATATAAAGGAGTAAAGATATGAAATTAGCAGAATTATCACAAAAACCAGAACTAATCAAGATAGAAATTGATAAAGCAGAACTAGTAGAAAAATACGGTGACACTTTAGAATTTTATTGCTTTGATAGACAACCCCTAGACACTTTTACTAAATTAGCCAATGCTGACAGCAAAGATGCTGGTGCAATGACTATGCTTATGAAAGACCTAATCTTAAATGAAGAAGGTGAACCAATTATAAATGGTGAATCAGTGTTGCCTATGGATGTAATGATCGAAGCAATCACAATGATTGGCGAACGTTTGGGAAAGTAACAAGCCATACTATAGTAGAAGGCTCTCCTGAGACAAACATGATACTAATGTTTGATGTTATGGCAAGGAGATACAGCAAGTTACCCAGTGAGATATTGCGAGAAGCAGATTCGTTTGATATGATGGTTATGGATGTAGCACAAACATACGAACAATATTTAGACGCAAAGAACAATAAAAAAGGTGTAGGAGAATTTGTAAATCAAGGAGATTTAGAAGCATACCACAAAAAGGTAACTAGTAAGAGCAAGTAAATGGGAAACAAGGTAGATACAAAACAAGTTAAAAAATTATTTAAGCAGTTAGATGGTCTACCTCTTGACACCATGAAAAAGGCTTTTCCTTTTCTTAAAAAGGAAACACCAATCAAATCTGGCAATGCAAGACGTAAAACGTCATTGAAAAGCAGTACTCTTAAGATTAAAAGTAAGTACGCATACGCCGGTAGATTAGATGACGGTTGGAGTAAACAAGCACCAGATGGCTTTACAGATCCTACTATAGACTTTATAGAAGACTACATCGAAAGTCAAATAAGGAAATTATAATGGCAAGAAGTATTGAAGTTACATTAGAACTAAACAGTAAACAATTCGATAGATCACTTAAGAAAAGTGAACAGCAAGTAAAAGGATTTGAAAAATCCTCAGTAACTTCCTTTGGTGCTATAGGAACAGCACTTGCCGCCATAGGTACTGGTGCCGCACTACGAGGTATTGTAGAAACAGGTGCCGCATTCCAAGATCTACAAAATTCATTAAACGTTGTATTTGGTAGTGTAGATGCAGGAGCGGCCGCATTTCAACGTGTTCAAGACTTTGCATCAAGTACACAATTTAGTGTAGAAACACTCACAGGTGCATTTGTACAATTAAAAGGTGCTGGCGTAGAGCCAACAGCAGAATTATTACAAACATTTGCCGATACTGCCAGTGTATCTACTGATCAAATGGGCACATTCCAAGCCGCACTAGACTTAGTATCACGTAGTACAGCAGGTGGTTTAGGATTAGAAGATCTAAACAGATT